TTGGGGTCTTTGAGCAGCGTCTCGTTCTTCTGGAGCCATTCGAGGTTGTCTTTTTCAAGCCCCTCGTAGGCTTTTACGGCATCGAACACGAAGGCCCCGTTGCCTCCCTGGTCGCCACCGTTGCCGCCCTGCCCTTGGCTGCCATCACCGCCACCCGCGCCTTCGCCTTCCGGCGACCAGAGCGGCTGGGTCCACGATGTTCCGTTGAGCAGGGTACGCATTCTCAGTTCTCCTCGACAGGCGGCGCGCGTCGCACCGCCGAAATAGCGCCTACCGGCTCGCTGCCCGCCAGGACGAGAGCGTCAACGATGAACTGCACGACTTCTCGGCGCCCCTCGATCTGCTTCTGCGTTTCCATCGGCGTGCTCGGTAGTGTGGTATCGTAATACCGTCCATACTGCGCAATCGCTGTTAATGCAACCTCGCCATCGAGCGCAGTGCCATTACCCGTCATGCAGGCGGCGATGGCTTGCGCTACGCGCAACTGGATCGCGGCCGGATCGGTATGTAGATCGGCCGGTAGCGCATCGAGCACGTTCCGCATTTACGCGGCCTGCTGCGTGGCGCGCTGAAGCGCCTGGGCCAACGCCGGCGCGGCCTGCAATGCTTGCGTGCCGGCGGCTGCTGCCTGCGCACCCTCGCCGACCGAGCGCGCGGCATCGCCGGCCATCTGCGCCCCGCCGAGAGCGGTCGACATCTGGTTCTGTTGGGTCGCTGCTTCGGCCGCCTTCTTGCCGACATCACGGCTTAGCAGCATCTTGGCCGGTGCGCCGTAGACGTCCTGCGCCAGTTCGAGGATCACGTCGGTGTCGATGCGGGCGAGTACGCCCGGCTTACTCTGCTCCAGCGCCATTGCCAGTTCCAGCGTGCGCTGGGCGCCAACGATCTGGCTCACCTTGCGGAGGCGATCGAGCGGGCTGGTGAACTGCGGGGCGATCTCGGCGCCCGACAGGCTCTCGGGCATTTCGAGCGGCGAGCCGGGGTTGAAAGCACCCTTGCGGTTGAGGATGCCGACCTCGCGGTCGACGTTGGCGCTCAAGCCCTCGTTCAGGCTGATGCCGACGGGGCCGAGCATTTCACCCTTCTCCTGCGCCCGCAGCATTGCTTCGGTCGCGGTCTCGGGGCCGGCCTTCTGGTCAGAGATCAGGATTTGCCAGAGGTTCAGATAGAGCGCTTCGCGGATGGCGTCGCGGCGCGGCTGCATGACAGCGGCCGCGAAGTCGGGGCGCGAGCCGGCGTTGAGCGCGGCGAACAGCGGCTGCCCGTCACCGTTGACGAGCCCCGGATTGATGGCGCCGGGGTTGAAGTTGATGCGGCCGAAGTTCTTGCCGACGACGCCGAGCGGCGGGCGGAGCGACTGGCCAGCGGCAATCAGCTCGTCGCGCGCCAGCGCGTTCAGCGACTGGATTTCCGAGATCGCGTAGGCGACGGGGCCTTCGCTGTAGGGGCGCTGGCCCTGGTTGGACCAGGCGTAGCGGGTGAAGGGGAACTCCCAGAAGCCGCCCTCGCCGATCAGGTGCTTGTCCTCGGGCAGGAAGTACCAGCTCGCGTACTGCGCGCCCTGCACGCCCATCTTGTTGCGCATTTCGTCGGAGCGGGGGCGCACGGCATGGATGATCCGCACACGCTCATGCTTGCGCTTCGGATCGTTCGCCATGTCCAGCACCTTCGTGCCGGCCTTGTCGCCGAACTCGGTAGCGATCTGGTGCGCCGTCCACAGGAAGGGACGGAACATGCGGTTCGGGCGACCGTTCGGGCCGACCGCCGGGAACACCTCAGGAAGCTGGATGAACTGGTACGAGAACGGCGTGCGGCTACCGCTCTCCTCCTTGATGAACTGCCACCCGTCGCCGAAGGCGCACATGGATTTGACGGCGGCCTTGTGGCTCGGCCAGAAGCCCGAGTTGGGGTTGGCGCGCATCTTGAACAGGTAGTCGCGCAGGCGCTCCAGCGCCAGGCGCTCCTCGTGGCTCGCCGGCTCGAAGTTGAAGTCGTCGTCGCGGTCGAGGTCGTGCCAGTTGTCGCTCTCGGGCGTCTTCAGCGAGACCAGGCCGGAGGTCAGGCGGTCGATTGCCCAGAGGCTGGTCATGTCGTAGATGTTGCGCGAGCGCTCGGCGGCGACAGGCGTGCCGATCACGGCGTCGATCGCCGAGTTGTCGGAGCGCTGCGACATCTGGTCGAACTGGTCGGTCTGCGGCAGCACCCACGCGCTGATCTGGCGCCAGTAGCGCTCCCAGCGCGAGCGGCCGGAGGCGATGCCGTCGAACTCGTCGAGAAGGTCTTGGACGACGCCGCTCATACGCTGACCTCCAAACCCTGAAACACAATGCCCTGTATTCCAGCGAATACAAGTGCAGCACCTAGCGCGCAAAGCAGCGTCTTCTCGAAGGCGTGCATGCGCATGTTAAGTGCTGTCACCGCGATGAATGCCCCCGCAACTATGCAGACGAGTTGCACCATCAGAAGCGTGCCTGCGAACTCGTGCCGTACGACGCATCGCCGAGCGGCGTCGTCTTGATGTTGCCGAATACGCCCTGTCGCTTCTGCGCGAGCATCCGCGACTGTTCGGCGAGCTTGGTCGGGTCGACAGAGGCGGCTACGCCATCACGGGTCGGAGCTGGGCTCGCTGCAATCGGCTGCGGCATCGCTGTCTTCGGGGGGCACATCGTTGGCGTACTCCTGCGGTACCGAGCCTGACCATCTGCTTTGGCTTATAGCGCGGTAACTGGATACCGTCCAGCGGTACGTGACAAAGCGCTCGCCGCCCTTGCCGTAGAGGTAGGGCTCGCCGTGGCGCGCGCCGCCCATGCTCTCCATCCAGCGGTGGGCGTCGTGGTGCGTTTCAAGGCTCCGGGCCTCCATGCAGGTGAAGCCCTCGTCGAGGCGCCAGGGGATGGCGTGCTCGATCAGGAAGCGGCTCACCGCCGGGATGGTGCGCTCGGCCTTGTCGGTGCCGAGCGCCCAGATCGACATGGCACAGACGTGAATGCGCGTCGTGCCGAACAGCAGCGCCGGCTTGTCACGGATGTAGGCGATGAAGGCGTCGCCGCCCACGATGAACCACTCGGCGAGCTTGGCGGTCGGGATGCCGTCGGGAAGCTGGCAGAAGGTCTCCTCGCGATCGGCGGCGCGCAGGTTCGCCATCAGCCAGCTCGCGTCGCGCAGGTTGGCGGGCTTGATCTCGATCAAAAGATCAGCGCGCCAAGCACAAACGCCGCGAGAACCACGAGCACGGCGATGATCGCTAGGCCCTGAAACAGTAAGTCCCACATCACCTGAAATCCTTCAAAGGGTCGTCGAACTCGACGGCCTGGTGTTGCATTTCACGCATCGTCTTTGGCGTTGCGCCGTGCACGATGCGAGCTACGACATCCGGTACGAACCGGAAGCGATCGGCGAGGGCCTGGTCGCGGTAGCGCCACGCCTGGATGACGGCGTCGGCCTCATCGGTCGACGAGCCCGACAGGCGCTTGCGCACCTCGTCCTTGCTCTCGACCCACAGCTCGTTCTTGCGGATGAAGAACAGCGGGGTGGTGAGCTGCGTGGTCAGGCGCGACGAGGGCGGCAGCGCGATCTTGAACTGCGACTTGGGGTCGAGCGCCTTGCGGAAGCCCCACCACATGGCGGTGCGAACCGTAACCAGCTTGTAGCGGTTGTCGTCCGTCCACTCGTGCGCACCCTCGCTGGCGATGCACATTTCGGCGGTGATCTGGTGGTCGTTGGCGAGCTGGTCGCGCGCTGATCCAGCCCATCCGCCGGTGCCGTCGAGCACGACGAGCGAGCCGTCGCGCCGCTTGACGAGGATCAGGCTCGTGATCTCGTTGCCCGTCGGCGTCAGGCGGCCGGGCTGGGCGAAGGGCTCCTCGAAGTAGTCGGTCTCCAGCAGGCTGGCGAGCACCGTGGTGTCCATGCCGCCCTGCGCCACGTCGCCCGAGAGCACAAGCTGCTTGAGCAGGTGGATGCCGCCGGCGCGGTTGCGGTCGTGCCACCGCTCCTGCGCTTCGAGCACCCATTGCGTCGGGATAACCTGGAACGGGTGATCCTCGACCTTCAGCGTGAAGGTGCCGTTGAGCAGCAGCGACTTCAGCGGCTCGGGCGTGTTCGAGAGCTTGGCAGCGTAGCCGGTGTTGCGCAGGAAGGCGTTGTCCTTCAGCAGCGATTTGATGAAGGTGCGCGAGATCGCCACCGACACCTTGCCGCCCTCGACGTCGGCCTGAGTGTAGCCGACCAGCTCCTTGCCGGTCTCGGCGTCATAGGCGCCCGGCCCGTCGACCCAGACGGTGGTGTATCGGTCGCCATCGGTGCGCATGTAGCACCAGCGCAGCTCGCCGGCCTTGGCGGGGTTCGGGTGGCGGTCATCGAGCCACGGCCCGAACCACTCCTTCAACCACGCACCGGTGCCCGTGTCGACGAGCTGGCCGCTCGCATCGAACTCGGGGATGGGCGGGTTGGTGGCGAACACGACGCGCTTGCGCTGCCCCTCGGCGGTCGAGCGCAGCCACTGGATGACGAACAGCACCTTGGCCTCGTCGAGCTGGGCGGCCTCGTCGAAGCCGTAGAGGTCGTGGGCGTTGCCCTGCCAGGTCTTCTCGCTGTTGGGCTTTTCGAGGTGGCCAAACTCGATGAAGCGCCCATCGGCGAGGCTCATCTTGCGCGTCGAGGCGTTGATCTTGGTGCGGCGCCCCTCGGTGATCGCCATCAGGCGGTTCCAGATGGTCGACAGGTCGGTCGACTGGCGGCGATAGATGACGCTGCGCAGGTGCCTGGTGGTTGCCAGCCCGAGCAGCAGGTCGGTCTTGCCGCCGCCGGCCGCGCCACCGTAGAGCGTCTCATCAGCCTCGGCGAAGTAGGCGTCGGACTGCGGGCCGGGCTGCGGCAGCCACGCACGGGCGAGCTGGTGCCGAGCCAGGTGCGAAAGCTCCGCACGCTTGGCTGGGCTCATGCCCTTGATGCGGGCTTCCATTTCGGCGAGGTCGATCACTCTGACACCGGCTCCAGTGCTTCGACTGGGTATATCTGCACCGATCCCGGCTCGCGCTCGCTCTCAACGCACACACCGTAAGGCGTCAGCGAAGTCGAGTAGAAGCCGACAACGCGGCCCTGCCATGATGAGCCCCGCTTCTTGCGCACACGATCCCCGCGCTCTGGTTTCCATGTCATGCTGCGCTGTCTCCGAACGGGTGCGGCGCCATGCTGTCGTGCTCCGAGATCAACCGGCGCACTGCGGCCAGCACATCCTTGGCACGCTTGGCACCGTGCCCGCCGCCCATCGCGATGGCGAGGCTGTTGTTGCCGAGGTCTGGGCGATCGTCGAGCCCGCGCAGGAACTCGGCCGCCTGCTTGGCGGTGTAGCTGTCGCGCTTCATTCCGAATACCAATCGCTAGGGGGCGGCGCAGCGCAGTAGCGGCACATGTGCCCTTCGCGCTCGTATTCGTACTGGTGGCCGTGCTCGCCGTCGGGGTGCTCGGCGTCACCGCAGCAGTCCATGCAGATTGCCTGCTCGGGATGCTCGGTGCGCCACACTGCCACGGACTTTCCGCAGACGCGGCATGGCGGGGATGTGTCAGCGGTCAATTGTCCATCCTCGCGCCTTCAGGCAGCTCGAAGCGCTCGCCGGGGATGATGGCGAGCGGCGTGGCGAACGTGGTGACGCATGGCCCGTGCACCGGATCGTCGACCCAGTCGTAGCGCGGCTCGCTCAGGATCACGCCGTAGCGCTTCTCGATGCGCTCCCAGTATTCGATGCACCGGCGGCGCCAGATGTCGGTCATGCCGTGCGTGAACGGTGCCTTCCAGGTCTTCGAGCGGAGCTGGCCGACCTTGAACGGGACGCGGGCCTGCTCGAAGCCGAGGCTAGTTACCCTGGCCGGCGGGGAGGATGAGGTGGGGCTCTCGGTCATCGGTAATCTTCTCCTCGTCCAGCTTCAGCAGCACGCGCTGCTCATCGCTGAGCTTCGCGTCGCGGGCCGTTCGCTCGGCCATGCGTTCGGTATACGCTGATGCGAGGCCATCGCCAAGATCAGACATCGAGGTCTTCAGGCTCGCCGGCCCAGTCTTCCTGGTCGCCATCGTCGGCCTCCATTGGTTGGTCGTACGACGCAACAGCGTCGAGTGTCAGGGGCTGCTCGGCCGCCTCGTTCATCAGGGCGATCATCGCCAGGGCCAGCTTGCGCGTGTCCTGCTCCTCGGGGCTGACGCTGTCGTCGACCGGGACAACGAGCTCGTGCTCCTGGCGATCCGCCCACCGATCGCGGCGGCGGTTCTTGAGCCAGAAGATTTGCGCGGTCGTGTCGCCGGCCACTTCCTCGATCTTCTCGACGCGCCGGCCGTCGCTGTCGACGGTGACAGTCTTCTTCGTGCCGCCGAGCGCTTTCTGCAAAAGCGTGCGCTCGACGCGGTCGTTGTGGACCTCGCCCCGTTTGATGGCGTCAGAAAAGCCGGGCACGCTACGCACCCAGCGATAGAACGTATCGTGCGTGATGCCGACGGCTGCACATATCTCGGCGTCGGTGGCGCCCATCTGCGCCATGCCGGCGGCCTCGGCCACCATGAACGGGTCATAGTCGGTCGGGCGCCCTATGCGCTTCGGGGCGCTCTCGTCGGGGCCGCCGACTGCGCGGCGCAGCGTGCGGCTGATGCCAAGCCGTGCGGGGTCTTTGGCCTTGCGTAGCTGGGCGGTGGTTACGGCGTCAGGTGTGGACATGAGGCTGAAGATACTCGCGGTTGCATTTTGTTTCAACAAGACGCTTGACGGTACCGTCACGGTACCTTATAAGGGTGGTCATCGGCGCTGAGACGCCGTAGCCACACGACAGGAGATCAAGATGGCCCTTTCCAAGAAGCACTTCGAGGCGATCGCCCGCGACATCGCAGCCGAAGTCACCACAGCAAACCAGAGCCCTTGGGACCTCGCCCAGCGTGCCGCCGTAAAGGTGGCGCTGCGCAATGTAGCCAGCAACCTCTGCACCACCTTCCGCGCCGAGAACCCCAACTTCGACGGGCAGCGCTTCCTCAAGGCGTGCGGCTTCTGA